ATTAGTTCAAGAAGCAAGGCAAGGCGCAGTATTAGTAAAATTTTCACACATCAGAACAGGGGAAGAGTTACAGCGAAATGTAACTCTTTATCCTCATCTCATACCACATGGATTCAAAGTAGGAAATATAGACAACGGGTCTAGTAAAGTACCTATGTGGGACATGGATAATCAAGTCTGGATGGACTTAGAGAAGTCTACAATCATATCTTATAAACGAGTGTAGTGGACAGTTTTTCTGCTCCAGGACACCGTACACACGAGGAAATCATAATGTACTTTACCATTCATAGCCCTGAACCCTGTTTGATATTATCAATGGAGGAGTCAGGAGAGTTCATACGTGCAGCTAGCAAAGTTATACGTCATGGTCTTACCGACAAATACAAAGCCCAGTTGATAGAGGAAGCAGGTGATGTAGTTGCTTGTCTATATCTGTTAGAGTCTCATGATATGTTTACAGTAGACGAAGTGTTAGATCGAGCTAAACAGAAGCTGGATAAACTGAAGTCATATGAAGAAAATTCTTGACAAGTGCTGCTTAATTTGCTATAATATCATTTCAAATTTAAGAGACTATACATGAATTTATTTTACCTAGACCAAAACCTCGACAAATGTGCAGAGTATCATGTTGATAAGCACATTGTCAAGATGCCTTTAGAAGTTGCACAACTATTGTGTACAGCTATCTGGGTAGACAAACACCTCGGCTTTGTTCCTCGTGCTTTAGTTAAAGAAGAGCGAGACTTGCTGAACGATCTCAAGAAAGAGATCAAACACCTCCCTCCAAAGGATAGACCCCTCACCCCATATCTACCAATGATGTACAACCATCCTTGCACGATATGGGTGAGGTCAAGTCTTGACAACTTCGAGTGGACTCATTGTTATGGTAATGCTCTCAACGAAGAGTATTACTATCGTTATGGCAAACGCCATAAATCAGTAGAAGAAGTAATCAACATACTACCAGACCCAAAGAATATAGAGCGTAAAGGTTTTACTACGTTCGGTCTAGCTATGCCTGATGACTTGAAAGATTACGACAACCCTATTCAGTCTTATCGTGATTACTATCACCTAGATAAGGCTACCTTTGCTGCATGGACTGGTAGAGATAAACCAGACTGGTGGAGTGAAGATTACGCAGATTATGAAAAGAGGATTACAGCTAGTGGATAGTTGTAAGTACTGTGGCGATGATATGATGGGAGACGGGTATACGTTACCTTTTCACTGTATCAATGCTTTAGAAGAAGATTGGTGGTACTCCGCTCCTGATAGTGGACCACACTACTGTGACTTTAGAGAGGACAACAATGGCGAGAATTAAAAAGAAAGATCATGAGAAGCTAACCTCTAGTAATATTCAACACGTTATTACTTTATTAGAGGGCGATAAGCCTATCACAAAGAAAGAGGCTTGCGCTATACTTTGTATCTCGTACAACACTACTCGTCTGGCAAAAATTATTGCTGACCATGCAGAGAACATAGCATACAAAGAAGAACGTAAGAACCGCAACAAAGGTAAAGCCGCTAGTGATTATGAGATAAAAGAAGCAGCTACAATGTATCTCAAAGGTGAGAACGTTACCAACATAGCACAAAGTTTGTACCGCTCTGCGGGGTTTGTACGAGCCATTTTAGATCGGCTAGGTGTGCCAACCAAACCTGCTTCAGTTGAAGAACGAATGGGAGTAGGTTACTTACCAGACAACTGTGTAGCAGATGAATTCGAAGTAGGAGAACTTGCATGGTCAGCCAAATACCATACTATAGTTCAAATACAACATGAGATGACTCCTGAGTACGCACTTAATAAGAAGGGTCTAGTTGATGGTATTGACTATGTTGCAAAATATGGCTCTCGCTGCTATGCCACTTCAGTTCGTGAAAGTGTAGATGATTTCGGAAATCCTCAAGGATTCTCTGCGTTCGATCTTGCTCATGATCTTGGCAAGCTCAGCCACCTTGAAAAATTTGGCGTAAACCTTGCAGCAATTTAAAAATAACTCTTGACTTTTATATCGAAAATTATATATAATATTATTTCAAAATTCGAAAAGGAAACCAAAAATGGGCGACCGATTCTATACACAACAACAAAACAAAAGGAAAAGACCAATGCCTTGGACAGACGAAAGCAAAGCCGAAGCCGTCGAAAGCTACACAGACGCAAACCCAACACCTGAAACTAGCATGGAAATCGTAAAACAGATCGCTGACGATCTTGGAGAATCACCTAATGGTGTTCGTATGATTCTTACTAAAGCTGGTGTATACGTTAAGAAAACTCCTGCCGCCAAATCTTCAGGTGGTTCTACTGGAGGCACTCGTGTCTCTAAGCAAGCAGCACAGGATGCGCTGGTTGCAGTCATCACTGATTCGGGTCAGGAAGTAGACGAAGACGTAGTCAGTAAATTGACTGGTAAAGCTGCTCAGTATTTCACAAAAGTATTAACAGCAGTCGCCGACTAAATAATTTACAACTCGAGATAGCTGGGGAGTGTACACTCCCTGGCTTTTTCACATCTTCACAAACCACCAAAGAGTATGTACATACGTAATTATTGTTGCCAAATGCTACCAAAGGAGTTAGAGTGAAGAAGCAAGAATTAAAAGAACTGGTTACCGAGTATGGTGATGCAGTAATTACTTATAGAAGTGAGAACTCAAATAAGTTAAAGTACAATGTCTGCACGTTGGATTTTAGTACACCTTATATAAAAACAAAAAGAAACAGAGCAAAAGAGTCAAAAGAAAATATCCTAATGTTTTGTTGGGACACAGACTCGTATCGCTTACTTAAACCGCAGAACGTAACCTCTGTGGTACCTCTAGCATCTATTCTTAAAAACGAGAAGTAGTATGGAAATTCATGAAGCACCCGAGAAGTATGAGCGGGTAATCCATTACGACCCTGTAAAAGAACTCCAGGTACGTCTTACAGTCAGCGACTTTAGAGGTATAGAGTATCTCAGCCTACGAAAATATTATCTTGACTTCTATACTGAAGACTGGATGCCCTCCAAAGAAGGTGTAACTATACCGATAGACTTTAACAACTCTAGAGANCTCTTTTCGGGGTTGGTAGAAATTTTATCTCTTGCAGAAGCCAAGGACGTAATCAAAGAACATTTCTCTGAGCTGTTAGAGGATATATACAAATAGTTCTTGACATTTCCTCAATTTTTCGATATAATACTCTCATAAAATTTAATTGAGGAAACTATGAAAAATTTACTAGATAATGCTTCTAAAGCATACTACGAAGGTAGTGACCCCTTTCTTACTGACGATCAGTTTGATAGACTTGCAGAGTTGCATAACTATCATGATGTTGGCTATACTCCTACAGATGGCATACGCCATACATATCAAATGTATTCTCTACAGAAATGCTTTGATATTCTAGATAGCCCTTTCGGAGTTCTAAGTTCAAATGTAGTATTAAGTGTAAAACTTGATGGTGCAGCAGTTGCTTTGACTTATGTCAATGGCAGTCTTCAAGGAGCTTTGACTCGCGGAGATGGTATTCACGGCAGAGACATCTTAGATAAAATGCTTCACATTGCCCCTAATACAATAGGACTTCATGGTATAGTGCAAGTTACAGGAGAGATAGTAGCTCCTGAAAGAATTGAAAACGCTAGAAACTATGCCGCAGGTGCTTTGAATCTAAAGAACATCAGTGAGTTTATGGATAGAGAAATTCTTTTCTATGCTCATGGCATGGAAGATGATGGGGACTTTATGGGCGATGTTGAGTATGGAGACACATGGCAAACTCGTATGGAGTTTCTAAAAGATCACGATTTCAATACTGTTCATACTCACATGACAGATGGACTACCAAAAGATGGCTTAGTTTATCGTATCAATGATACCTATGACTTTATGGCTCGTGGCTTCACAGCAAAACATCCTCGAGGTGCATTCGCTCTCAAAGAAAGACAAAAGGGAGTAGTAACCACACTAGAAGATGTCACATGGCAAGTAGGCAAGTCGGGTGTAGTAAGCCCAGTTGCAATCCTAACTCCAACTAAAGTTGGCGATGCTTGGGTATCTAGAGCAACGCTTCACAACTTAGATTACATACGAGAGTTAAATCTCGAAATAGGTTGTAAAGTAGAGATTATAAGGTCTGGAGAGATAATCCCAAGAGTCGTGAGGCGTGTATGACACACGAAAAAATAGTTCTTGACTTTTATCTTAAAATTACTTATAATATCTTTTCAAAATTAAGGAAACGACTATGCAAATAATACAAGCCCCAACAAGTTGCCCTTCGTGTAACTCGGTGCTTGATGTCGTGAATAATCTTTTATTTTGTAGAAACACATCTTGTACTTCACAAACTCATAAAAAGCTAGAGCACTTTGCAAAGACCCTCAAGATAAAGGGACTTGGGCCACAAGCTATCAAGAAATTGGGGGTCACAACTTCACGAGAGTTGTACTTGCTAACTCTAGATGACTTAGTCCTCCTCTTAGAATCTGAGAAAATAGGTGCTAAAGTTTTTGCTGAGATTCAGAAGTCTCGCGGTGTTCCAATGAACGTAGTTTTACCCGCTTTATCTATCCCTTTGATTGGAAACACAGCAGCTAAAAAGCTGTCTGCTGTTTGTGATTGTATCGGTGATGTAGAGCCAGAGACCTGTGCTGAAGCAGGGCTCGGTCCAAAAGCTACAGAAAATCTACTTCAGTACTTGTGGGATCATGGACAGGAGTTGTTACAACACCCATTCTCTTTCAAGTTTGAAAAACCTATTGCAGTAGCTAATAAAGGTGTAGTATGTATCTCAGGCAAGTTAAAATCTTATAAAACTAAAGCTGAAGCCACAGAGATGTTACAACAACAAGGCTATACTGTAAAAGGTTCTTTAACGCGAGACGTTACTATTCTAGTTAATGAGAGTGGTATTGAGTCCGCCAAAACTAAATCTGCTCGAGATAAGGGCATTCAAATCATAAATAATCTATTAGATTTCTTGGAGAAATAATAATGGCATTACCAAAATGGACAGACGAGCGTACAGCTGAACTCACATCTTTCGTAGGTGACGAGTCTCCTGTATCTCAATCAACTGTAGCACAAGCTGCAGACCAATTAGAAACTTCGACTCGTTCAGTTTCTAGCAAACTTCGCAAAATGGGCTTTGACGTAGAACTTGCTTCTGCATCTGCCTCTCGCGCGTTCTCAGACGCTCAAGAAGCTACTTTAGCATCTTTTGTTTCTGATAACAGCGGTCAGTATACTTATGCTGATATCGCTGGTCACTTCGAAGGTGGCGCATTCTCACCTAAATCAATTCAAGGCAAAATCTTGTCTATGGAATTGACTGCTCACGTTAAGCCTGCTCCTAAGCCAGAAAGTGTTAAAACTTATACTGATGCTGAAGAAGCTACTTTCGTTGAGATGGTAAACGGTGGTTCTTTCGTAGAAGAAATTGCTGATGCTCTTGGCAAAACTGTAAACAGTGTTCGTGGTAAAGCTCTTAGCTTACTTCGTGCTGAGCTTATCACTGCAATTCCTAAGCAAAAAGAAACTAAAGGCGCTTCTAAAGCCGATCCTTTAGCTGACTTAGGTGACGTTGCAGGCATGACTGTTGAAGAAATCGCTACTGCGATCGACAAGACTGCTCGTGGTGTTAAAACTATGTTGACCCGTCGTGGTTTGGTTGCGGCCGACTATGATGGTGCTTCTAAGAAAGAAAAAGCAACTGCGTAAGTAGTTGTTATTAAATAAGCCCTTGGGGTAACTCAGGGGCTTTTTTCGTCAATATCGGGAGAATTTTGATTGAATATTGCTAGTGCTCTTATAAAGCAAGTGCTTGAGCTACAGGACTTCGAGACCTGGACTAGCTGTCGCAAGAACTATTTACCTACAGAGTATCACTCTTTGTACGGTATCATAGATCATCACTGTGAAAAATATCACAAAATGCCGACCTTTGACGATTTAAAGTATGAAATCCGTGATAGTGGAGTACGAGAAAAGTTATTTGCAATCGAAGCCGTTGAGGTGGATGCAGATGCTTTCATGCTCCTAGAGTATTTAAAGAACGAGTACGCTCAGAAAGAGATACTTGACTCACTGGAAGAATACGTGGACAAGTCAGTAGCCTTTGAGGATGCTGATGAGTCTGTTGCTCATCTTCACCAAATAGTTTTAGATGTCGAAGAAAAAGTAGACTTAGAACGACCACAGGATAGTATGCAACGTATTACCCTGTTTGAAGATGATGAGGAACTAGGAAATTACTTGCCTCTCGGTCTCAACACTGAGTACGATCACGAAATTCAATTCTCTCCTAGAGATTTGATATTGGTTGGTGGTAAACGAGGGGCGGGTAAATCCGTTGTCTGTTCTAACATTGCCAACAATGTTTTTAACTCAGGCAAATCTGCAGTCTTTTTTACTATAGAAATGGACAGCAGATCCATTCTACAACGATGCTGTGCCATCGCTACGGGGATTCCATTCGCTAGACTAAGGACAAAGAACCTTAGTGTAATTGAGTGGGAGCGTGTAGCAGGATGGTGGGCTAATCGTTTCTCTGAAGGACAAGAACGTTTGAAAGAGTATAAATCTAATCGAGACTTTGATAGGTTTCATCATGAACTCACAACTAACTGCGAGCTCCTCCCGACTCAGCAGTTAGATGTGGTTTATGATCCTTCACTAACTTTAGGAAAGATACGTGCAGAACTTGACAAGAAAGTCAAAAGTATGAACGTGGGCGTTGTTATCGTAGATTATATTAACCAAGTAAAACGTTCGAGTCTTCCTTCGCGTGGTGGTCAGTACGATTGGACAGAGCAGATCGAAGTCAGTAAGGCTTTGAAGTCTATGGCACAAGAGTTTGAAGTGCCTGTGTTTAGTCCGTACCAAACTGATGCAACAGGCGAAGCAAGATTCGCAAAAGGCATACTCGATGCAGCAGATGCCGCCTATGCACTAGAGACTTGGGAACAAGAAGATCAGTGTGTAACCTTCAACTGTGTCAAAATGAGAAGTGCGTCTATGAAGTCATTTAGTTCTAAAATGGACTGGGAGACATTAAAGATTGGTCCAGAGTCTATGCTTACTCCAAAGGAACAGGCAGATGCAGAGAATCGTAGTGACGAACCCATTGATGACATCTAATAAATAGTTCTTGACATTTCCTTAATATTTTGATATAATATCTTTTCTAAAATTCGGAGAAGTATATGATTATTAACGGCAGTATGAATCACAGTCCTTGCGGGCGCAAAGTCAGAAAGAACAGACGAGTCAAGAAGTCTGAACCGTCTTTTCGACCTTTGAATCGTACCACACCATATCGCAGAGAAACAGAGTACTACCCTTCTCAGCCTATGCTTGGTGTTGCTTCAAAAGCTGACGACACTTACAAGAAAGAAGTATCACAGTCATACACTTTAGCACCTGCCTACAATAAAGGTGCATACCAAGTAATTCCAACAGAAAACATCAAAGACATCGGGAGATAGATATGCCAGCAAAATTTAAAGAGTCTCAAAAAGTTGTAGTAGATCGTAAAACTAAGAAAACAAAAACAGTACACTACTACCTAAAAAATACATCAACAGATGAGTTAGTACAAGAGCTAGGTAGAGCAGTTCCAAAAGTACAACAAAAAATCCGTAACGAATTAGTAAGAAGAAATGTAGCAGTATGAATGTAGAAGAACTCCTCGGTAAGAAAGGTATACAACACACACCAAAAGGTCAAGACTTTTTGGTGAGTTGTATTAATCCTGAGCACGAGGATCGCAACCCTAGTATGCGAATAGATCAGATTACTGGAGTATTCCAATGTTTTAGTTGTGAGTACAAAGGTAATCTGTTTACGCATTTTGGGGAAAGGGCAAACCAAATGCAGTTGAAGCGTGAACTGTTGAAGAAGCGTATATCCGAGAAACGCGCTGAAAGCATTGGTTTGTCCTTTCCCAAAAGTGCAGTACCGTACATAGGAAACTGGAGGAATATAAAACCGGAAACCTACAAACGATTTGAAGCATTCAATAGTGTAGATAAAGACTATAGTGGTAGAATTGTTTTTCCCATTCGCGATATGTCTGGCAGAATAGTTGCCTTCAATGGTAGACATACGGCTCAAGGTATTCCAAAATATATGATTACTCCAGCTGGGGCAAGGATGCCATTATATCCAGTAGTAAAACCATTGCAAGGTACAGTAATTCTAGTAGAGGGCATATTTGATATGGTCAATCTACATGATAAAGGTTTAAGTAATGCAGTTTGTTGTTTCGGTACAAAAAATATAAATACTGATAAACTATCCATGCTAAAAATACAAGGGGTAGAAAGCATTGACATATTTTTTGACGGAGATGACCCTGGTCAGCAAGCTGCATTACGCTTAAAAGAAATGTGCGAGGAAGTAGATTTAGTAAGTAGAAACATACATCTAAAAGATACCGACCCTGGCGCACTAACAGAAACTCAAGTAATAAAACTAAGAGATAAATTATATGCCTAAAGTTGCATTAGTAGAAACGAAAAAGAGTAGAACACGATTTAAACATGAATTTGACCACGCATTTGAGTTTGACCAGTATCAACTGTGTTCAGACCCATCTATCAAAAAAGTTCTAAAGAAAGATTGTGACATTGAAATAAATACAGATGCCTATGACTGGATTATTCTAGTCGGTAGTGATGCTCTCAAATTCTTTACCAAGATCAACTCTGTTACAGAGTACTCAGGTAAAAAAGTTGAGGGTAAATACTTGCCTGTAATCAATCCTTCAATGCTTGCATTCAAACCAGAAGCTCGCGGTACTTGGGATAGTTCAAAAGAAAGCATCATCAAACACATTGCAGGCGAGATAGAAGATGTAGTAATTACAGATAGTATTGCTCGAGGCATACAAGATACAGCCGAAGCAAACGCATACTTTCAAGCTGCTATCGATTATGACTGTGACTACGTAGCACTCGACTCAGAGACTACAGGGTTATATCCTAGGGATGGTCATATGTTGGGTCTATCGTTATCATACAAAGCCGATGAAGGAGTTTACATAGACACCACGTGCTTAGATGACGATTCAGAAAGGCTCATGCAAGAGCTGTTCGACAAGAAGCTAGTAATATTCCATAATGCTAAATTTGATATAGCATTTTTCGAATATCATTTCAATTTCAAATTTCCTCGCTTCGGGGACACAATGTTGTTACACTACATCATTAACGAGAATGAACGTCATGGCCTAAAAGAGCTTTCTCTCAAGTTCACTAAGTATGGTGACTACGAGAAACCTATGTATGACTGGATGGATCAGTACAGAAAACAACATGGTATGTTGAAAGGTGATTTCACTTGGGACTTGATTCCCTTTGATGTTATGTATACCTATGCTTCTCTAGATGCTGTATGTACTTTCTTACTGTATGAGAAGTTTAAAAAGATATTAGAGAACCCTAAACTTAAAAGAGTTTATGATGAAATTTTGATTCCTGGCTGCAGATTTCTAACAGATGTTCAGGACAATGGTGTACCTTTCGATAAAGACAGGCTAGTGGCATCTCAAGATATTATGCAGGCAGATATTGATGAAGCCGTTGCGGGGTTGTATAAAAACCCTCGCATCGCAGAGTTTGAGAAAATTCAAGGCAAGGAGTTCAATCCTAACAGTACAGTGCAGCTGCGATCACTTTTGTTTGATTGCATTGGACTTCAGCCTACAGGAAAGAAAACAGGCACAGGCGCAAATAGTACAGATGCAGAAGTTCTACAAGAGCTTTCAGCAAAATCAGAAGTACCAGGTCTAATATTAGACATACGCCAGAAAGGTAAGATTAAGAATACTTACCTCGACAAAATCATACCACAGCTTGATCGTGACAGTAGATTGCGTACAGGCTTTAACCTACATACTACAACCTCTGGTCGGTTGTCGAGTAGTGGTAAATTGAATATGCAGCAGTTGCCTCGTGATAATCCTACTGTAAAAGGTTGTATCAAGGCAGCTCCTGGCCACAAGATAGTTGCAATGGATTTAACAACCGCAGAAGTATATGTAGCGGCAGTTCTTGCAGAAGACAAAG